TATTTCAAACGCAAGGTCGCTAATGCGCAGGTTAAGGCGCTGGAGAAATACGGCCCGGCGGTGAAAGTTGGAGAAGACTGATATGCCGATGACCAGCAACCTTCGCACTAAACTCATCGCCGCAGCGGGTGGTGGCGCAATGCTAATTGCCTCGCTGTTCCTCGGCGGGCAGGATGGCGTCGAAGGGCGGAAGTACCAAGCCTATAAAGACGTTGCCGGAGTCTGGACTGTCTGCGACGGCCACACGGGCCGGGATATCGTCAGAGGGAAGACCTATACCGATCGCGAGTGTGACCAGTTGCTCTGGAAAGATCTCCAGCCAGCAAAGCACACGGTAGACAATCTGGTCAGGGTGCCGTTGGGCGAGTATCAGCGCGCGGCGCTTTACAGCTTTGTCTTTAACGTTGGTTCTGATGCGTTCTCGAAGTCCACGCTGCTGCGCAAGCTGAATAAAGGTGATCACGACGGGGCGTGCGAAGAAATGCGCCGTTGGGTTTACGCTGGTGGCATGAAATGGAAAGGCCTCCAGAACCGGCGAGAGATGGAGCGGTCGATGTGCCTGGCGGAGAGTAAACATGACCTTTAGCCTTCGAAAGATTCTGCTAATCGCTCTCGTGGTCATACTTTTTTCTATTGGCTATGGCGAGCTACGTTACCGGAATGGCTGGTACGCCCACGCTGAACAAATCAACGGGCTTGCCGCTGCTAAGCGCGCAAAAGCAGAAAAGGCGATTCAGCCTGTCGAACAGAAGGCGGCTGAGGCCAGCGACGAAGGCCGGATTATTTACCGAACCATAACCCGCGACGTGGTGAAATATGTCCAGGATCCGAATCGTACCGTCTGTAGTTTTGATGATGAGTCTGTGCAGTTGCGCCAACGTGCCATCGACGCTGCCAACACCATCAGCGGATTTGATGCGGGAGCCATGCAGGGCAAGTGATGCTGGTGCTGACAGCGATGCTGATCTGCAAGCTGACATCGAGACGGCAGAGTGCTTGCGGCAGCTGCGCCTCGATAAGTACCGCTGGCAGGCTTGGTATAAGGCTGTGAAGTGAATACTGAGCAAAGCTGATCTGCTGGTGGCCTTGCTTGCTTTGAAAAAATATCCCTTCCGAAATGAAATCCTGCAGTTCGAAAGGGAGACCAAAGGGGTCATCATTACAAGGAGGATATCAATGTAGTGCATGACTCAACAAAAATCCGAAGTATTAAAATAATAACGTAAATGACGCTTTTTTCTGAGTAGGCTAATACCTGCCGAATATTTATTAGCCCGACTAAGCAAAAAGTTTTATACAACTCACATTAAAAATTCCGCCATCAACTACATTCAAAGGGCACAAGTGATTCGACATCTTTGCCATTTAAGCCAATCCCCCTAAGCGGTGGGGCAACCAGTAAATGCTGGACGTATGCGAATTTGCTTACTGGAGTAAGTTCACCGGGAGGCACCCGGGGTTTGAGGGGAAGACTGAAGGAACAGGCATAACGTCGAACTTTGTGCAAAAGCTATCTACATTGCTGCATGACCCTGACCAGTTCTGTCCGAGCTGGTCTTTTTTTGGCAAAAAAAAAGCCCCCTGGAGAGAGGGCAACATATGCTATGAACAGATGTTTTTGAGTGTGCTCATGCGGGTCATGAGATAGTTCCATAGGATTCCCTGATGTAGGTAGGAGCCTTGCAGGGAGTCATAAATATGGTTCGTAGTTCTGATTTAACAAGCGGAAGCGGTAACACCAGGATGATTCTTAATACATAAAAGCACACGCCCTGATATAGGTCATATCCTTGATTAAAGCCTTAACTCTGAGGCTCAGACACCGTCTCTCTTCTGGACTTAAAGCATAGAGAATTCCAGCCTCGTAATGGCGAGGCTTGTTACTAACTGAGGAATGAGCATGACAGTGGTTCTTACAGTAAAACAGATTGAAGATCTGGCAGCCTTCGCCAAAGAAGACGGCCAAGCACAATACATCATCACCACTGTGACAATCCCGCAGTTCGAAGCGGATGATGGCGAGATTGTCCCGGAATATACCGGACTGATTGCATACTCCGACTCACTTGAACATGGTGTATTGCAACTCGACGGCTAGCCATTACAAAGCCCATCTGCTGGTGGGCTTGATAATGGTTATGAGGGTTTAACAAGGAAAAAGACCGGAAGATGCGACATCATCATCCCCGGCAACCTAATACATATTGTTGTATTTATTTCCTGAAGAAATCATGGCTTATTAAGTACATATGGACAAGGAAACAAAACATTAAATTAACTTAAGTGAAACATTTCATGTTCTCTGACGTTGTTGGACGAAACGTTCTCGGCATCCGGGTTGGAATCAAGCAAGACCATTCAGCCCTGAGAAAGCTGCAGGAGTACATCAGGAAGCAGTGTGTGAGGTAATTCAGTCTACATTTAAAGTCTTACAACTTTGAACGAGATGGAATTGTGCATAACGACAAAGAAGATCATCTTCAACAGGCGTTACTGGTAGTCCTATCCCTTAACGAAGATTCAGGTCTGAGCCTGGAAGGGGTCGTGAACGATGTACGCCGGGAAATGAGTGAGGGCGGGAAGTACAACCATTACTGCCCAGATGGTGCAGAAGAAATATGTAGCATCGTTAAAAAAGCAGTAGAAGAGGTTAAGGCTAAACGCAAAAAGCACTGATGTTTAGTAACCATAAAATAGCGCAATTGCGAATGCCTGTGATAATGCCGATATACATTAATCAGGTGCGCGAGATGTCGGGTAATACCGTTCCGGACGAAGCGTGACGCTGCTATAAGCTGGAAGATGGTGCAGAAGACCAATATCTTCTGGCTCAATGGTTCGAATCCATTCCTGATTACCACACCCAAGCCACTGGCATCCGCTGGTGGCTTTTTTATTGGAGTAAGTAATGGCAAAACCGGACTGGGGCGTGCTTCAGCAACGGTTCCTGTCCAACCATGCCGTAACCGGCGTATCACCGAAGGAGTGGTGTGAAGCGCAGGGACTGAATTATGCAACCGCACGCCGACACATCAAAAAGTCTTCTGCGCAAACTGCGCAAAAAGCTGCGCAGAAGAAAGTGCGCACTGCGCAAAAGGAAAAGTGCGCAGATGAGCTGGTGGAGGATGATGACTTAACGGCCCAGCAAAGACTTTTCGTTGCAGAATATCTTAAGGATGGCAATGCTACACAGGCAGCTATCCGGGCGGGGTACAGCAAAAAGACAGCCAATGAGCAGGGTGCAAGGCTGTTAGCAAAAGTTAGCGTGGCTCAGGCTATTGCGCAGCAGCAGAAAGCGTCCATTGAACGCACGCTTGGCAGTGCCGATGAAGTTCTCTCCCAGATGTGGCAACTCGCCACCTTCGATGCAAACCAGCTTTCACAGTATCGTCGCGGCGCCTGCCGTTATTGCTGGGGCTTCGGTCATCACTATCAATGGCGCGACGCTGTGGAATTTGACGAGGCCTGCGCAAAGGTGGAAGGGAACGAGCGAGCAAAGCTCCCTGAGGACCCAGGCGGCTATGGCTACGATCACAACCGGGAACCAAACCCTGATTGTCCTCGCTGTAATGGTGACGGAATAGGACAGCCATACTTCGCGGATACCCGGAAACTTCCCCCTGATGCTGCCCTGGCTTATTCCGGCGTGAAGTTGGGTAAGAATGGCGTTGAGATAACAGCCATTAGCCGTGAGCGCATGTATGAAGCCGTGATGAAGCGGCTTGGCCTGGCTGATAGTGAGTTTGCGCAGCGTCTGCAGCAGATTGAAATCGAGCGTCGGCAACTGGAGGTGGAAAAACTCCGCAAAGAGCTGGCAGCCGATCCTGATGATGATGTTCCTGCACCAGTTGTAATCAACATTAACGTGGTAGACGCGAGGGTTCGTGATGATAGCGCCGACGCTTAACGTTCCCCAGGCGCGCTTCCTCGCAATGCCGCATAAGTTTAAGGCCTATGTTGCCGGGTTCGGCTCCGGTAAGACGTGGGTTGGCTGCGGCGGTATCTGCAAGGGGATGTGGGAGTTTCCCAAAATCAATCAGGGCTACTTCGCGCCGACCTATCCGCAGATCCGTGACATCTTCTACCCGACAGTGGAAGAGGTGGCTTTCGACTGGGGCATGAACGTCAAAATCAACGAGGGGAACAAAGAGGTTCACTTCTACGCCGGGCGTCAGTACCGCGGAACTACTATCTGCCGTTCGATGGAGAAGCCAGGCTCTATTGTCGGCTTCAAAATCGGCAACGCGATGGTTGATGAACTGGACGTTATGGCTGCTGCAAAAGCGCAGCAGGCATGGCGAAAAATCATCGCTCGTATGCGCTACAAGGTTGACGGCCTGCGTAACGGCATCGATGTGACCACCACGCCAGAGGGCTTTAAGTTCGTCTACCAGCAGTTTGTTAAAGCTGTGCGCGATAAGCCTGAGCTGGCGACGCTATATGGCCTGATACAGGCCTCAACGTTCGATAATGAAGCGAACCTTCCTCACGATTACATCCCTTCGCTGATGGACTCCTATCCGCCAGAGCTGATTAAGGCGTATTTGCGTGGGAAATTCACCAACCTGACCAGTGGCACCATCTATCACCAGTTCGATCGCCGACTGAATAACTGCACCGATGAGGAGCAGGCGGGCGAGCCGCTGTATATCGGCATGGACTTTAACGTCGGCAAGATGGCGGCCATCGTCCATGTGCTGCGCGACGGAGAACCGAGGGCTGTCCGGGAGTTGGTGAAAGTGTATGACACGCCAGCGATGATTAAGCGCATCCAGGAGGAATTCTGGCGCTATGAGGGCGGACGTTACGTCGCCACTCGTCAGATTTACATCTATCCCGATGCTTCCGGCGATTCGCGCAAATCGAACAACGCCAGCGCCACGGATATCGCGCAGCTAAAACAGGCCGGGTTCAGCGTGGTGGTGAACGCCGCCAACCCGCCGGTAAAAGATCGCATTAACTCCATGAACGCCATGTTCTGCAACGGCAACGGCGATCGCCGCTATAAAGTCAACGTGACCCGCTGCCCGGTATACACCGATAGCCTGGAGCAGCAGGTATGGACGGCGAACGGCGAGCCGGATAAATCAGCCGACAACGATCACCCCAACGATGCTGGTGGGTATTACATCGTGAAGCAGTTCCCGATTATCAAGCCCGCTTACTCAATCACTATGGATACCACCTTCTGATATGGCTAATAACGACATCACCTGGGTTCGTTCTGAACACCGGGCGGCTTGCGCTGTCTGGAAGAAAATCAGGGATTTTTGCAAAGGTGCAGAAGCGGTAAAGGCGGCGGGCAATAACTACCTGCCTTTGCTCGATCCCACAGACAAGAGCATGCGCAACCGCAGGCGCAATGATGACTATCTCAGCCGCGCCGTGTTTTATGCCATCACAGGCAACACGAAAATCGGTCTGCTGGGACTGGCATTCAGAAAGGATCCGACTTTCTCCGCGCCGGAAAAGCTGAGCTATCTGCTGAAGAATGCCGACGGCGCTGGCACCAGCATTTATCAGCAGTCGCAGCTGGTGACAGAGAACGTGCTGGAAGTGGCCCGCGACGGGCTCTATGTCGATTACGCCGAAGGCAGCGGCCAGGCCATCATCCTGCGTTATCTGGCCGAGAACATCATCAACTGGCGGACGAAGCGTATTAACGGACGCGATCGACTGGTGCTGGTGGTGCTGCGCGAGTGCGTGGAGAAAGAAAACGGCTACGCGTTCGAGGATGAAATTCAGTACCGTGAGCTGGTGCTGGTGAACGGTGTTTTTATCTGCCGCGTCTGGCGTCGCAGCGGCGAGTCGGGTTCCGGCGCGTACGCTGTCACTAGTGAGTATCAGCCGAAACCCAAAGGCAAAGACAGCTGGGACGAGATCCCGTTTACCTTTGTCGGCGCGCAGAACAACGATCCCGCTATTGATGACTCTCCACTGGCGGCGCTAGTGGAAATCAATCATGGCCATTACCGAAACAGCGCTGACTACGAAGACAGCGTGTGGTTTTGCGGGCAGGTGCAGCCGTACATGACAGGGCTGGACGAAGGATGGCGCGATCACCTGGAGAAGAAAGGAGTCAAAATAGGTTCCCGTTCGCCGCTACTTCTGCCGAAAGAGGGCAACTTTGGTTATGCCCAGGCGCAGCCCAATATGCTGGCGAAAGAGGCGATGGACAGCAAGCGTGATTACATGGTGCAGCTGGGCGCACGCCTGATTGAGCAGAACGCAGCCGTTAAGACCGCAACCCAGTCCAGCGGTGAGCAAACATCCTCGACATCCGTACTCGGCGTCTGCGTGTCAAACGTTTCGGAAGCGTACACGCTGGCGATCGGCTGGTGCGCGAAATACCTGGGCGTCGGTGACGAAAAGGCAGCTTATGCCATCAACCAGGAGTTTATCGCGAAGGTTGCTGAGTCCGGCATGGTGACGGCCATTGTGAACGCCTGGCAGTCCGGCGCAATCCGCGATACCGATATGGTCCGGGCGCTCCAGAAGCTTGACCTCATCGACCCGGCAGACAGCCCGGACGATATTATTGACGAGCTGCATAACACTGAACCCACCCTGATCGGCGGTAACAATGGCAACGGTAAATGACCAGCTTCGTGATGAAGCCATAGCTCACACCGTCTGGATCAGCCGCTACAGCACCGGCGTGGCAAACCGCATGGTGAAGCTGTTAAACGACAGCGACGCCGAACTTACCGCACGCCTGCTGGTGGCGATGGACAGCCTGCCCACAAGCCAGTTTACGGTGAGCCGCCTTGAAGGCCTGCTCGGCAGCGTGCGCGAGCTTAACCAGCAGGCTATCGCAGGCATGCAGAACAGCCTGGCGGATGAGCTTTTGCAGCTGGCCGGGCACGAGGCGGGTTATCAGCTGAGCCTGTTTGATGTGCTTCTGCCGCAAGCGGTCAAAGAGCGTTATCCGTTACAGGGTGTGACGCTGGAGATGGTTTACGCGGCGGCCATGGCGCAGCCCTTTCAGGGACGCCTGCTAAGCGAGTGGGCTGGAAATCTTGAAGCCGACCGCATGACACGTATCATCAATGCGGTGCGCCGGGGCTATCTGCTGGGGGATACCACAGAAACCATCGCGCGGCAGGTACGTGGGCAGGCTGCCAGGGATTATCGCGATGGTGCGTTGCAGATGAGCCGGGCCAACGCCACCAGCATCACCAAAACGGCGGTGAACCACCTGGCGGCTACTGCGCGGGCCAGCTTCGCGGAGGCCAACAGCGATATTCTGAGGGGCAAACAGTGGCTCTCCACGCTGGATAACAAAACCACGCCGACATGCATCATCCGTGATCGCCTGCGTTACACCCTGGATAACAAGCCCGTCGGTCACAAGGTGCCCTACCTTCAGGGACCGGGCCGCATCCATTTCTGCTGCCGCTCAACCGAAACGCTTATCACCAAATCGTGGCGCGAACTGGGCATAGATGCAGATGACATGGATGAAGGCACCCGCGCCAGCATGGACGGACAGATTCCGGCGGATACCAGCTATCTGGACTGGCTGGCCCGCCAGTCGCCGCAGCGACAGGATCAGATATTGGGACCAGAACGCGGGCGAATGTACCGAAGTGGCAAGTTGGAACTAGGAAATATGTTCACAGATAAGGGGGAGTGGATCACATTGAGTCAGTTGCATGATAGAAGCAAGCATGGCCTATTAATAAGGTAAGGCTAATTTGTAGAAAATTTATTGTGTCCGTTATTTATCACTGATTTTTATATACCGTAGGAGAATTCGGGTATAACCTCTTAGATGACAATTAGCTTGAAAAGGGGATTTTCATGTTTAACCTTGGTGCTCATCTTTCATCAAAGCGAACCGGATATACTCATCACGGTATTTATATCGGTGGTGGAAAGGTTATCCATTACTCCGGGTTGGCAAATGGGCTAAATAAAGGCCGAATTTGCGAGACTACTTTTGACGAGTTCAATCAAAATCAAGAAACAGTAAAGATAATAGAACACCTCTCCTCCTCGGGTCTTTACTCTAATGTAGACATCGTCAAGAGAGCTAAATCTCGACTAGGTGAGGATAAGTACAATGTTTTTCACAACAATTGCGAGCATTTCGCGACTTGGTGCGTCACTGGTAAAAGTGAAAGTGCTCAAGTGAAAACAGTATCACATACTGTTTCTATTGGATCACTAGGTTATAACGCTTACCGCGCCTACAAAGCTTATCAAACAGCTCAGTCAGCAAGCACCTTAGTGAGTTCGGCAATGTCTGTAGCGGGTAAGCAGGTCGCGGCAAGAACTTTAACATCAGGAGCGATGTCATCTAGTGTTTCTGCTTTAACCGGTCTGACGACAACTGCGAGCGGGGCTGGATTAACCACAGCAGCCTTTTCAGGCGGTGCAAGCACTCTATTAGGTGTTACCGGAGCCTCTGCAGCTACTGTTGCTGCGGCACCAGTGGCTTTAGCCGCGGGGGGAATTGCTTTAGTTGGGTATGGTGCTTACAAATTGTGGGAATGGTTTGACGATTAACTTCATCATGTGGAAAACTAATGTTTAATTATTTAAGTTAAGTCGGCATTTTAATCCAAAATTTTATTTAGGATTTGCATTCACTTAAATCACTCAGTACTTTTTTGAATCCAATTAAGGGTTGAAGTTTTTTGAGTCTTTTAAGACCTAAAGTAATAGACACTATGCTAAAGGCTGCCTCCGGGCGGCCTTTTTTATTGGGCAAGGCCCACGACAATCCCAAGGGGATCCTATGTTAATTCGAAATATGCTTCTGAAGTATTACGCACCTGAAGGCGACGGCAATGGCAGCGGTGGCGGTGGCGGTACGGAAATCACCCCGGAAATTCAGAAGCTGATTGATGACCAGGTTAACGCTCAGGTAACTGGCCTGAAAACGAAAAACTCTGAGCTGTTAGGCACCATTAAACAGCAGAGAGACAACCTGGCTCGCTTTGACGGTATCGACCCGGATGCCGTGCGCGGCATCCTGCAACGTTTTTCCGACGACGAAGAAGCAAAGCTGATTGCTGCCGGAAAGATTGACGAGGTGCTGGATAAACGCACTGAGCGCCTGCGTGCCGATGTCGATAAGCAGATCAAAGCAGCCAATGAGCGCGCGGATAAAGCCGAAGCGTTCTCCGGTAAATTCCGGGATCGCGTTCTGGGTGATGCCATCCGGGCGGCAGCATCAAAAGCTGGCGCGCTGGCGGAAGCATCCGATGACCTGATCCTGCGTGCCAAAGGCACATTCCAGCTCAACGACGAAGGCGAGGCCGTAGCGGTTGATGCGAATGGTGACGTTCTGTTCGGTAAGGACGGCAAAACCCCCCTCAGCCCGTTTGAATGGGCGGAGTCGCTCAAGGAGACGGCCCCGCACTTGTTCCCGCGCGCTGAAGGCACCGGCGCAGGTGGGCACAAGCCAGGCGGTGGGGGCAGCCAGAAACGTTCAGAAATGAGCGCCAGTGAAAAAGCGGACTACATCCGCAAGCATGGCCAGCAGGCCTTTCTCAAACTCCCTAAATAAGAGACTTACTCAATGGCTACAACGGTTAATAACGATCTGGTCATCTATGACGATCTGGCCCAGACGGCTTTCCTTGAGCGCCGCCAGGATAATCTGGAGGTGTTCAACGCCTCTTCTAACGGCGCGATCCTGCTCGATAACGAGCTGATTGAAGGCGACTTCCGCAAGCGCGCCTTCTACAAAGTGGGCGGTTCGATTGAATCGCGTAACGTGAACTCAGTCGATAAGATTTCCGGTAAGAAAATCGGCGCGGGCGAAGCGGTATCTGTGAAGGCGCCGTGGAAATATGGCCCGTATGAAACCACGGAAGAAGCCTTCAAACGCCGTGGCCGCACGGTTGATGAATTCTCGGAAGTGATCGGCGTCGATGTGGCTGATGCAACTCTCGAAGGCTATGTGAAATACGGCCTGAAAGCGCTGGTGGCGGCCATTGGTGCCAATGCGGATATGGTGGTTACCGCCGACATTGAAACCGACGGCAAGAAAACCCTCACGCGCGGCCTGCGCAAGTATGGTGACAAGTTCAACCGTGTGGTGCTGTTCGTCATGCATTCCGCCACCTACTTCGACATTGTGGACGAAGCGATCGCCAGCAAGATCTACGAAGAAGCTGGCGTAGTGGTGTACGGCGGCCAGCCGGGCACCCTAGGGAAACCGGTGCTGGTGACCGATACCATGGACGCGGCCGCTATTCTGGGGCTGGTGTCGGGTGCAGTGACCGTCACCGAATCACAGGCACCGGGTTTCCGCTCCTACGACATCAACGATCAGGAAAACCTTGCGATTGGCTATCGTGCCGAAGGTACGGTGAACGTTGAGCTGCTGGGTTACAGTTGGGACACAGCGAAAGGTGAAAACCCGGACCTGACCGCTATCGGCACAGGTGGCAACTGGAAGAAGCATTTCACCAGCAACAAGTCCACTGCGGGCGTGCTGATCAAGCTGGAATCCGCATCGGGGGAGTAAGCCTGTCAGCGGACAAAACCTCCGCAACTGCTGACAGTACCGATGCGGTTACGTTTTCCCTGAAATACACCCGTAACGGCGCGGGCGTGTCCGGAGCAGCTGTCGCCTGGTCGTCTACTGGCGGCACGCTGAGCACTGAGGGATCGCAGACCGGCTCTGCCGGTGGCGCCACGGTGAAACTCACCTCCGATACCGCCGGAACATTCACCGTGACGGGTACGGTTGATGGAGTGGCACAAACCAGTGAAGAAATCACTTTCACTGCCGCCGCCGGAGACTAACTGACGGGGCGCAAGCCCCGCTTCTTTGGGTGCAATGATGATCATTACCGATATCACTTCACCGGCCATGAACAGCTACGCAGGCGAGGGGGATTTGAGAGCCTTTGCGGATCTGCGCGACATCACGCTGCCGGAAAAGATCGCGCCATTGCTCATCCGGGCGATGGATTACCTTGAGGGTCTGGACTGGGTCGGCTGGCGAAGCGAACCAAAGCAGCCGCTGGCGTGGCCGCGCGCGGGCATCGAACTGGACGGATACGAACTGCCCGCAGGTGAGGTGCCGCGTCAGATTGTTACTGCGCAGTGCATGTTGGCGGTCGAGGCGATGGATGGTGATCTGCTGGGCAGTGTGCGTGAAGCGGCTGTGAAGTCCGAGCGCGTGGAGGGAGCTGTAACCACGACGTATGCCGTCGCCGACGGCGAAGTGTTCAGACCGTCATACCCGGCTGTGATGGCGTTGCTCGGCGAGCTGGCTGGTGGTCGTGGCTATGCAGTAAACACTTTTGCGGAGCGTGCTTAAGATGCCTGTTAACTACACCCGCATGCGGGCCACCAGCACGCGCCTGCTCACGGAGAACGGCGCGGAGTATCCGGTAAAGCGCAAGGGCACTGTGACGGTCACCGGCGGCGTTGAGCACCGCGAACCGGATAAAACGTTTACCGCCATCGGCGTGCGTACTGATTATAAACCCGGCGAAATTGACGGCACGGTCATCATAAACGGCGACACGCGCATTGTTTTTACCGCTGATACCGAACTGCGCACCGGCGACATGGTGGACGTGGACGGCAAATGGTACCGCATTGAAAAACCCAACCCGGTTAAGCCGGGCAAACTGCTGCTGTGCTACCGCGCGCAACTGAGGGCATAACATGGCAGATAACCTGGCGTTTATGGTGTCCATCAATGCGTTCGTCAGCCAGGCAAAGGAGCGGCAGGAAGAGGTGGTGCGTGTGGTTGGCATCAAAATCCTGGCGCGACTGGTGCAGATGTCGCCCGTCGGTAATCCCGAGCTATGGGCGGTTAACCAGACGGCGGCGGCTTATAACGCTGCCGTCGCTGAGCACAACAGCCTGCTGCGGCAGAACCCTGACAACCTGACTAAAGCAGGACGGCTGCGACCGGGACGCAAGGTTAACGACAGCATGGACCTGAAGGCACCGCCGGGCTATACAGGCGGGCGTTTTCGCGGTAACTGGCAGGTGTCGTTTGACCTTCGGGCTGCGGGCGAGACCGGGCGTATCGACAAGGCCGGGCATGAGACGATTGCCGCCGGCAACCTGATGCTCGAGCAGTTCAAGGTTGGTACCACGGCGGTCTACTTCTGCAATAACGTCCCGTACGCATACCGTCTGGAGATGGGGCATTCCAGCCAGGCGCCCGGCGGCATGGTACGCATCACCGCCGCCGAGTTCCAGCGGTTCTTCAGCGAGGCAGTCAGCGAGGTTAAAAATGATACCGGACATCACAACGGCGCTTGAGGCCATGCTGGGTATATGGGCGGACGGCGAGGGTGTGCCGGTGGCGTGGGATAACATTCAGTTTGACCCACCAGCCGACGAGCTGTATCTGATCTCCCATGATATGCCCGCACAGCCCTACAGCATCGACTTGGCTGGTGGCTGTCGCGTTTACCCCGGCGTGTATCAGGTCACCGTCGTCGCGCCTGCTGGCGGCGGCAAATCACAGGTCAGAGAGCTAGCCCGCCGCGTCGCCGGGTTGTTCCCAGTGAACCAAGCGATCCCCGGCGACGGCTTTGCTGCCTGGGTGACATCACCGCCTGCCATCTACCCCGGCATACCGGACGGCGTGTCCTACTCCATCCCTGTCAGCATCAACTACCGGGCTGACATTTCAGCCTGAAATATCCCCGCCGGATTATGCCGGTTTTTTTATATCCACATTACGGAGAATCCCTATGGGCTTCGCATTACCCAATGGTGCCACGGTGTTCGTCGGCTCGAAACTCGCCACGCCTGTGGCGGTGACGGGTGTGAGCAATGCCGCAGGCGCTGTCTTTACCGTTGCAAACGGCCACGGCCTCGCTGTGGGCGATGTGGTGCTGGTTTCCAGTGGCTGGGCACTGATTGACAGTCTCGTGGTCCGCGTAACGGCGCAGACGACAACCAGCGTAACGATCGGAGTGATTAACAGCACCGATACCAACTTCTTCCCGGCTGGCTCGGGTGCTGGTTCACTCAGCAAGGTGGCGGAGTGGACTGAAATTCCGCAAATCACCGAGGTTGCACAGTCCGGCGGCGACCAGCAGTACACGCAGATCCAGTTCCTCGCCGATGATCGCCAGCGCAACCTGGCGACCTACAAAGCGGCTAAGTCGCAAAACATCACGATGGCACATGACTCTACTTTGCCGATTTACAGCGTGCTGTCAGCTGCCGATCGTTCTGGCGATACGCTGCCGCTGCGCATGTACGTGCCGAAAGCAAAGGAAATGCGCTACTGGTCGGCAAAGGCATCGTTCGATCCTATGCCGACAACTTCTGTAAACAACGTAGAAACGGTGCAGCCAGCTTTTGCCATTCAGTCGCGTGACATGACGTTTTACAAAGACGCCGCCCCGCAGGCGGCAGCGTAACCCAGCCCGTTAATAGGCCCGTCAGCGGGCCTTTCTTTATGCCGAGGAATACATGGCCACAAAATTTCTGCTACAACCCAAACCCACATTTAAAGCCGACGTTAAGATCCCGCGTGCCGGTGACGATGACGGGGTAATTACCTTTAATTTTCGCCATAAGCCGCTCAAGGAGCTGGCCGCGCTTGAGACGATGGAGGGTAAAACCGCCGTCGATTTTCTGGTGGAGATCATCGAAGGCTGGGCACTGCCGGACACGTTCAGCCAGGAAAATCTTGAAGTGCTGCTGGATAACTACCCGGGCGCGATGAAAGCGATCGTCGGCACGTATTACCGCGAACTGACAGGTAACCGTGAAAAAAACTGATAGCGGTTGCCTCGGCGTTTTATACGCCTGAACCCTCCACTGAAGACCTCGCCGCGTTTGGCCTGAGTGCTGATGACTACACCGAAGAAGAGCAGACTGTTGAGGTATGGCCCGACGTCTGGCCCGCGTTCGCTGTTTTCCAGTCGATGGGCACGCAGTGGCGCACGGGCATGGGCGGCATCACCGGGCTGGATTATAACGTGCTGCCCTGGCTGATGAAGCTGAACGGCGTGGAGGATGAGGCAACCGCGTTAACGGATATCCGCGTAATGGAAAGCACGGCGCTGAAGATTGTCCACCAGGGGGCGTAATGTCTGATATTGCAACGATTTCGCTTCGGGTGAATACCGCCGAGCTGGAGCGCGGGAATAAGGCGCTGAACGATTTCCAGCAAACGGCCGGCGGCGCGGCAAACAAGGCCGATGATCTGAACTCGGTATTTCGCGCCGGGGCATCCGATCAGAAAAAGAATACCCAGAGCCTGAAAGAGCAGCAGCAGGAGCTGCAGAACCTGCTCAACAAAATCAGCCCTGTTAACCGCGCAATGAACGAACTGGAGACGCTGCAGGCGTCGCTAGCGGGCTTTCGCGCAAAGGACATGCTGGGCGATGAAGATTACAGCCGCTTTAACTCCGTGCTGGAAACCACCCGCAACAAACTTTTTCAGGTCATGGAGGCA